TCAACTAATTTGTATGACACAAATTATTATGTGATGAATCAAAACTTCCGTGTTTATATTTGTTTACAGAATGGAACAAATCCAGAAAACACATCTGGAAGACCATCTCTTGACGAACCACTTTTCACAGATTTAGAACCAAGATCTGCTGGTGCATCTGGAGACGGATATATTTGGAAATACCTTTTTACGATTGATCCAAATAGCATCATTAAGTTTGATTCAACAAGTTTTATACCATTACCACAAAATTGGTCTACAAATAATGATGTTGCATCAGTAAGAAACAATGCTTCAACTAGTGGACAATTAAAAATTGTAACCATTACTAATCGTGGTGTTGGTTACGGAACTGCTGCAACTTACAATAATGTTCCTATTAAAGGAGATGGAAGTGGTGGTAGATGTTCTGTTGTTGTAAACGCTGCTGGTAAAATTGACTCAGTTGAGGTTACTAATGGTGGATCTAACTATACTTTTGGAACAGTTGGATTAAGTGATGTTGGATTATCAAATCCAGAAGGATCTACAGATGCAGCGTTTAATGTAATAGTCCCTCCTCAAGATGGACATGGTGCTGATATATATCGAGAACTTGGTGCAAATCGTGTTCTCATTTATTCACGTTTGGAGAATGACCCATCTAATCCAGATTTTATAACTGGAAATCAGTTTTCTCGTGTTGGTTTATGTCGTGATCCTCTTGCTTTTGGATCTGATAACAAACTTACACTTCAAAAAGCTAGCGCTGTTTATGCACTTAAACTCACTGGTGCTGGATCTACAACCACATCATTTACTGCTGACTCAGAAGTAACTCAAGAGATTGGAATTGGTTCAACAGCTGTTGGTCGTGTGATCAACTATGATGCAACAACTGGTGTTCTTAAATATTGGCAAGATCGAAGACTTGCAATATCAACAGACGGAACTGCACCTTCATATGGATATGAGTTATTCAGATTCAATGCTGACCCTGCGACTGGCGCTGGTACAACAGTGTTTGGCGGAACAAGTAATCTAAATATAGATACCAATTTTGGAACCTCTTTACAGCCTGGTCTTTCTACCTCAATAAATAGTAGGACTTATAACTTAGGAATGAGTTTCGTAAAAGGTGTTGCTAACCCAGAGGTTGAAAAATATAGCGGTGATATCATTTACGTTGATAACAGAGCTGCTGTTACTCGCAGTTCACAGCAAAAAGAAGACATCAAGATCGTACTGGAATTTTAAGAAATCATGCCACAGGAAACCAATCTAAACGTATCGCCATATTTTGACGATTTTGATAAGAATAAAAACTTTTATAGAGTTCTTTTCAAGCCAGGATCTCCAGTTCAGGCACGAGAACTAAGTACTTTACAGTCTATTCTACAGAATCAGATTGAACAATTTGGTACTCACTTTTTCAAAGAGGGTTCAAAGGTAATTCCAGGCAACCTAAGTTATGATAATAATTTTACATGTGTTCAAATTGAAGATGCGTTTTTAGGTATTCCAGTATCATTATATACAAATCAGTTAGTAGGATTAAGAATTACAGGTGCAAGATCAGGTGTAACAGCGACAATTAAAAAAATATTATCAAAAGAAGATTCTGATAGGGGAAATTTAACACTTTATATCAAATACGAAAAATCTGGTGAAGATTTTGCTACTGAAAAATTTGATGATGGTGAGAGTTTATCTGCAAATAAAGATATTGTTTATGGTGCGAGTGTTATTTCTGCAAATGAACCATTTGCAAACACTTTAGCATTTGGTGCAACCGCAACTGGATCTGCAATGTCAATTGGTGAGGGTGTATATTTTATTCGTGGAACTTTTGCTCAGGTTCAAAGTGAAACTTTAGTATTAGAACAGTATGCTCAAACTCCATCATATCGTATTGGATTTGATGTTCAAGAAGAATTTATTAGTGCTGATGAAGATCCATCATTAAATGATAATGCATCAGGATTTACAAACTTTGCCGCTCCTGGCGCTGATCGTCTTCAAATCAAGATCAGTTTGATGAAGAAGAATCTTGATGATACAAATGATCAAAATTTCATTGAAATTGCTCGTGTTCAGGCTGGTGAACTACAAACTTTTATAAAAGAAACACAATATAACCTTCTTAACGATAGATTAGCTAAAAGAACTTATGATGAATCTGGTGATTATTATGTAAGACCATTTGAAGTTTTTGCAAAAGAATCATTGAATGATTCTATAGGAAATAAGGGAATTTATAGTTCAGAACAAAAAACAACTCAAGGTAATATACCATCAAAAGATTTAATGGTGATGCAGGTATCGCCAGGAAAAGCATATGTAAAAGGATATTCCATAGAAAAAATTGCCACAAGTTTTATTGATGTTCCAAAACCAAGAACAACTAAAGCCGTTGAACAAGAGGCTGTAAGTTATACAACTGGTGATCCATTATTTGTTAATAATGTTTTTGGTTCTCCAAATTTAGGAATAGGAACAACTGCAACTGTTGCTCTAATTAGCCATCGAAGAGGAGCGAGTGCAGCAGAGTCATCAACAATAGGTTTTGCAAGATTATATGATTTTAAAGCACAATCTGCAAGTTATGTAAATGAGACAACTCAATATGAGGTTCGTTTATTTGATGTTAAAACATTTACACACATAGATGTTGGAACCGCACTCACTTCAG